CAGATATTACTAATTTTTTAGCCGCTTGACGAAGAGATAAATTTTCATCAACCCTACATAAATTAACTACCGATCCAAATAACTCGAAAGGATATTTATTCTTTACCATTAAACCCCGCAAAATACTTTACCCAAGTTTTAAAATTATACCTTGGCAAGCTCTTGTCGTAGTAGCACTCCATTTCGTAATCATAGAATTGGATTAGAAGCTCGTGAGAGCAATTTATCTCTAATGCTTCCACAATTCTACTTAACCCAAAGAAGTAATCTCCTACCTCGAAATTTCCCCCAATATCTTCACCAATCCAACGCCAATCCAAAGTTCCATCAAAGTATTTATTGCAGAACTCTTGAGCCAGTGCATTGGTTGCTTTTTGCCAAGCGGCTAGTTTTTTATTCATCATCGCCCTCGTCAATTGTTAAATTACCTTTAAAACTAAACCCAGAAGCTCTTAAACAATTTTCAATCATTGAAAGCATGTCTTCTAAATTAGGAGCCTCTCTTGTAATTGCAGCCTCTCCAAAAGCATCTTTAATTGTAATTGTGGTTTTGTTTTTTAGCTCTGATTCATTCATGATACCCTCTTCCATTCATCACTAAGTTTCTTAGCATCTAGTTTTTTCTCACTGACCACATGCTTTACTGGCTTACCTTCAATCTCATATTGAGCATTCGCAGTGAAGTAATGAACTGTTATTTTACGGCCTAGGTTGTCGATGTATTTCTCTGTTTTTTCCATAAATTATTTTACTTTAAAATAAACCCCAAGGAAAACCCCTAGATTCATCTCAATCTTAGGGTTTATCCGAGGGTTTAGGCTTTGGAGCCTACGGGCTAAAAGGGCGGAGATTCTCCGTCATCTTCCTCAACATGATTAGACTCTGGCGCAAAACCGTTTCCTTTGTCTTGAGCATGTTGCGAGATTCCTTCTTCTCTTTCCTTACCCTTAATAATATCAATCACGCTGGCAATAATCTTAGTACTAGGAACTTCGACACCTTCTTTGTTCTTGTAAGTGCCATATTCAAGCTCACCTTCTAAATATACCTTACTTCCCTTGTCTAGGTATTGGCAAACTTTAACCAATGAACCCCAGCAAGAAATATTATGCCAAGATGTTTTTTCTTGCTTCTCACCGTTGGCGTCTTTCCATTTCTTACTTGTGGCAAGTGAAAAATTGGCATAGTCTTTGCCGTTTTGAGTTTGACCAATAGCTGGCGCTTTTCCCAAAGTTCCCACTAGAATTGTTTTTGATACTGACACTTCTTACTCCTTGAAATAATTGTTAATCTCTTGCAACTCATACGGCACTAGCTCATAATCCTCTAGTCCATAGAAATTGCACATAAAATAAAGCTTCTCAATCAAAAGGTTCATGTCCTCTTGGCTGATAGTCTTTAAACTCTTTGGCAATAAACTTGTCTTGGTTTTAACGCAATATCCCGCGCTAATCTTAGCCAAGTCACTCACCATTTCTTTATCAAATATCTCTCCATAACTCTTGCGAACATGCGGCACAAGCAAAGTGCAAAGCCTCCAATAACCATTAAGGCTAGCCTGTGATTTACCTTTCTTTTCTTCTTTAAACTCCACCGAGAAATCCTTACCCATAGCCAGCATTGAGCAAAGAGTGTCGCTTAGTTGCTTTTGAAGCTGACCAAAGGTAGATTTGTTTTGGAAGTTGAAGAGGAGTTTCATTTTCTTAAATCTGTCAAAACAATAACTTTTCTATTTTTATCAAAAAAAAGCTTATCCTCTTTAACGCCTCTCAAATAGTAATAATCTTTGTCCATTTCTTCTTTAAACATAACCTCTATCTCCCCATCAAACTCTTGTAGCTTGGCTATTAGTTCTTTAACTTTCATAATCTGTTAGTTTTTATTGGTTAGTGTAAAATTATTTGCTTTTGGTCATTAGTAACCTCTGCGTAAATAATAGCATGGTCGCTGTATTCATCATGCCCACTTATCAAAATCTCCATTTCCAAAGCCTCTGGTCTTTCCTTGGCTAATTGGTTTAGTTGTTCTAGTAGTTGTTTAAGTTTCATCTAATCCCCCTTGGTTAATTGTTCTAAAGCTGTTTCAGCTATTGCCCTAATTTTACACTCTGACCACTCGGCAATTTCCGTTAGAGCCTCGGTGGCTATTCTTAATTTTTCTTCTAAGCTCATTTCCCCCTCCTAAAATACTCTTCCAAAAACACAGCCCTTAACTCTTGGTTCAAGTTCTGTGTCTTTAGAATCGCGTTAATATGCCCAATGTCCATGTCTTTCAATTTAACATAGCTCAAAGGTTCTTTTCCATCAACTCCCCTAGTTCCCCATTCAAAACCCTCTCTAATTTCTTCAAAAGAGTTTTGGCTGGTTAGTGAAGTTTCGGTGTAGTCGCCCCTTCTTTTTAAGTAAGACAACCCACCATCAACTGAAGTGGCTCCGCAAGAACAAGAAACGTAATCGTGTTGGTAGCGGCTAACTACCTCTTCTTTACATTGATTGCAGATTGCTGAGTTTCTGTAAATCACCTACTCCCCCTTAGTTAATTCTTCCCCATTAATTCTAGCAATCTCGTCCGCTTTTATCTTAACAAGTTTGCTCTGCAAAGATTTATTTAGGGTTAGCGTCTCTGGCCTTTTATCAGCACAGGCAGCTTCTAATTCTGCAATTGATCCTCTGTTTAAAATGTAGCCTTTGATTATCTCGAATTTAGCATCCATTTCGTTAAATGTTTGTTTCATATCCGCGCCAGTACCTAGATCACCGTTAGGAGAAAAGCCAAGGGCGTTTCTAGGAGCTTCTTTTGGCTCTACAATTACTGGCTCTACAATCTTAACCTCATCAGCTTGATTCATTTCGTCAGAAGTATAAAGCCCAGATAAATCTTGTGGATAAGCTTTTCTTAACGCTAGAGCTTCCGCTACTTTTGAAAGCATGGTGTGGGGCATTTTTTTCCATAAACCAGAAGGGTTGTTCTCTTTATCGGTTTGAACATACTCTGACCAATAAGCCACGCCAACAGCCGCAGGATAGCGCACATCGCCGCGGAAACGATAGACTGTGACCTTACATGAAATTAGCTTTGCATCTTCTTCTGTAAAAATAGGCTCATCTTGTCCAGCATAATCACCGCTTCTTTCTGCAATAACTCTAAAACCATCAATTGAAGTTTGGATTGACATTTTATTAACCCAAACCCATGCACCATTAACATTCTCTTTGCAAGCTCTGTGAATAGCATAGATTTGACGAGTCAAGGGATCTAACCCAGTTCTTTTGGCTTGATACAAAAACAACTGCAATTCGCTGTCAGTTGCTTTTGGCGCAATTTGCGATTTGATTAGTTTTATTTGGTCTTCATTAAAATTGACCAATGCGATTTCTTTTGTCATGTTTTACCTTTTGTTAATTTGACTTGCCCAATAGTAATAATATTCCCGTGAATCTCTCTCATCCATGCACAACCTCTGCTCTAAATTTAATCTTATCGTCTTTATTCCATCTAAGCTCACTATCATCACCTCTTAAAAGCCTGATTGCATTTGTTTTAGCTTCTAAGTCAGTTTCACCGTAAACTTCTACAACTTCGTAGTGTTCGGTGATTTTAGTGACTAGGATTTTATATTTTGGCATTAATCCCTCGCTAATTCTCTTGCAGAAACTCCGCCACCAAAATCATCAGAGGCTTTCTGAGCTTTATTATCCATTTCCTCTTGAGCCTCATCATCAAAATCATTTCCATAATCTCTTATTTCTCCCCAAGCTTCTGAGAAATCCTGAGCTGATTCTTTAAGATAAAGTGCTTTGATTTGCGCTTTAATGTTTGCGATTTCTGTTTTCATTTTTCCCCTCATTTATTGTTGTTTGATAGACACACTTTAAACACACCTTTCCTAACTTGCAACCCTTTATTTTAAATTATTTTACGAATCAGCCAATGCAAGCCGTTGTAGTCGTAGCAGGTGAATTCAATCTTGAAAAGACCATAATCTTTTATTTCTTTTGAGATTAATTTCCCGAACAATTTTAGCTTTAGTTTTTTGAGGAAGGGTGTGTTTACGATGTAAATACTTTGCATTTCATTTATCATTTTCATTATCAATTATTTGCAAACGGTTCAGACAATCCACGAGCATTGCTTGAGCTAATTCAGGGGTTAGTTCAACATTAGAACTCATACCTCTGCCACACCACTTATACCAGCTAATCTCAACATCGCGCCACTTAAAATTAAAAGGCTGCTCATCATCACTCCAAGAATAAGCCTCAACCTCAAAAGCATCGCACTTGAACTTGTTGCCAGTGTTGCTGAAAGGTGATTGATATTCTTTCTGGGTTTTATTCTGCATTACTCGGCAAAGGTCGTAGCTTAGGTATTGTAGAGCTGCTTCCCAGATTATTGGAACTTCAAATGTTTTCATTTCTTTAGCTCCATTGATTTGCCATTGCCTCAGCGATTCCGCTAAAAGTTTTTGATCTTTCTTTTGCCCTGATTTCTTTTGGAAGCCTGAAAGTATCATAAGACCATTTGGGATATTTCTCACCCTTCTTAGTGATTATGTATTCAGGTTCGACAATTTTAGTAGGTACAAGCTTTGGCAAATTCTTTAACCAAAGACAGGTTGTTTTCATTGCACCATGTCCAAAATGATAAGGTTGAATGATTTGATCTGGTTTACGAATCTTTGATGAAATTACACTCACTGGATTCTCAATACAAATTTTGTCAATTGGCGCATCCATTAATTTTTGCACAAAATCTAAAGCCGCTTGTTGCCTTCCATCTGCAATCTTTTCTTTAAACCAAGCTGCGCCACTTACTGCTAAATGCGTGCAAGGTGGGTGAGCAATCATCAAGTCAAAAGGTTCGTCAAATCTTGTTTTAAGAACCTCAAAAATGTCACCTTGAAAATGATATTGTGAAAATTCTCCCTCAGAAGGCAAAATATCACAACTCCAAGCATCATGCCCTTTTCTGCGAAAGGCGTCTCGCACAGTTCCCGAAAATTCACAAGCCACTAAAACTTTCATCTCTTCCCCTCCTTAATAATTAACTCCATTTTCTCAAAATTCCCAGCCAAAATCAAAGCCTCATATTGCTCAAGGCTATCAAAATAACGTAGGAAGATGTCTCGGTTTGTTCGGTAGAATTTAGCTTTGCTTGCTCTTTCTACTGTGCGCTCTAGTAGGTCTTTAATGTGAATCACTTTGCCTCCGCTAAATTTACTTTTTGTAATGCTTCATTGCATTCAAGAAGTTGCGCTCTTATTCGCTCCTCCCAACTTTCTTTTGGATATTTCAAGAGAATCAGTTCAACAGCTCCCAAAGCTCCAGATAGAATATTAATTTGTCTCGACCTAGCCCAGTTTGCATTCATAAGATCTTCATTGGCTGTGTTTATTATCTCTAAACATTTACCATATTTTGAATCTATGACATCAATAAGTTCCCTTCTACTAATCATTTTCCCCCCTTAATTTTATCATAATCTATGCGATGTTGGCGAATCTTATCTTTCAAAATAGCCCAAATTTTTTTAGATTTATTTTGCTCTTCTAGGCAACTAAGATAATCTTCTTTTGCTGACTGCTCCTCATCTTTCAAATCGTAAAGCTTCTTCAAAAATTCTTCGTGCGTCATTCACCCCTCCTTAAAAATTATTTTCAGTAAATCTTCCAAACTCAGAAAATATCTTTGCAAATCTTTTGTCATCTCTTAATCCATCAATCATCCTTAAAATACTTCCAAAAGATTTAATGGCCTCTTCTGTTTCGTTTTCTGTCATATGGTCAAATTTTGATTCAATGTAAGCCTCGATAAATATTTTCTTTGTGTCTCTGAATAGTTTTATTTTATCTTTTTGCATAAAATTTAATAATTATTTTCTTCTGTGAATCTCTGAAACTCTTTATCGAATTTCATTTCACTTTCCCCAGTTTCTCCATTTCGATTCTTTCCAATCAGAATGTAAGCCTTTCCCTTGCTTCTCTGATAAGCTTCAAGCCAGCGGTTGTAGTTGGGACTGTGCGGCGGTTCTGCCTCTTTTTCCAAATAGTAATCGTCACGGTGAACAAACATCACAACGTCACTCTCTTGCTCGATGCTTCCAGAATCTCTCAAGTCTGAAAGAAGAGGTCTTTTGTTTTGTCTTTTCTCGTTTTCTCTCGAAAGCTGACAAAGCACGATCACAACAATCTGATATTTTTTAGCTAAAGTTTTTAAATCCTCAGCTATCCCACCAATTTGTCTTTCTCGTGAATCTTTTAAGTTTGTCGGCTTCATCTTTTGGAGGTAGTCAATTATCACAACCTTAACTCCATGCTTAGAAACCAGTCTTTTTATTTTTGACTCCAAGTTTGCAACCGTTATGCTTGCAGGGTCATCAATAAATAATCTGCTATTGTAGTCATTCTTAGCAATCATTGCCGCTTGCTCTTCAATTGGTTTGAGGCATCCATTTTTCAATCTGTAGCCGTTAATTGAAGCCATCTCAACCAGAAATCTTGCTAAAACCTCATCTTCTGTCATCTCAATTGAAAATAAAACAGTTGGAATTGTTTGTGAGATATTCTTAGCCAAGTTTAATGCGAAGGCAGTTTTCCCCATTGAGGTTTTACCAGCCAAAGTAATCATATTTCCACAATACAGCCCACTCAAGATTTTATCGAGTAATGGATAGCCAAGATTTATGATCTCGCCCGTTTCTTTTTGTTCAACTTTTCTGACAATAAAATTCTGCATTAACTCATTAGCGGATCTAGGCTGCTTCTCATTCTCAAATTCTAAGCCGTCAAATGTCTCGTTTAAATCACTTTTGATCTCCTCAAGGGTCTTTGACTTATCAAGTGATTCAATAGCCTTAAATAGCTCTCTTTTCTGCCAGAGAGTTAGTAAATTCTTGCCATAATCTTTTGCATCAAGGATTGTCTCACCAGCAGCTAATAATAATTCTTGCATGTATTCATGACCGCCAACAATTTTCATTGTAGGTTCAGACTGCAAATAAGATCTTAAAGTCATCATGTCTTGAGATTCACCTTTAGCAATTGAGGTTTTCAAGTATCTGAAAAGATTCTGGTGACATTCAAAATAAAAATGTTCTGGATTTAGGAAGCTTACAGAGTCAATTCTGAAGTTATGCAGAATGATTAAACCGATTAGGCCTTGCTCAACTCGTTGATTGAATAGTTCCATTATTTACCACCTGTTAAATAATCCAAATAGGAAGGGTTTGCATATTGATTAGGTTTCTGAACTTGCTCTTGGCTAGATGAATACTCTCCTTTCCATCCCTGCTTATTTAACCACACAGAAACTTGCTTGGTGTAGATATTTTTAGCATGGCAATCATCCATGTAGTTTTTTAGTCCCTTCTCGATTTCTTCAAAGCTGGAAATCTTTAAAGCTTTTTTGAATGACTCCTTCGCCTGATCCTTTACACCCTTTCCAGTGTGAATTGCTTTGTAAGATTGCCAGAAAGATTCAAATTGAGATTCAATCAATAATTTCTTTTCCTCTTCCAATCTTTTTCTTTCTTGTGTTTCTTTATCTGTGTCTGTTTCTTTCTCTGTTTCTGTTTCATTTTCTTTCTCTTTCTCGCCTTTTCTGGGTTCGTAAAAACCCACTGGGTTTTCTGGGTTAGCTTGGGTTTCCTCCTTCTTAGGTCTTCCACCCTTAGAGCCATTTGATTTATTGCGCTCTAATACTACTTGATATTTTTGCTCATCAAGGTCAAACTGATTCTTGAAAAAGGCAAAAGCCATCCCAACTTGGGGAGGTAAATTTATAATCTCTAAGCCATTCTGATAATCAAAAAGCGCACGAAAAAGCAATCCTAGTTCATCATCTTTTAGATGTTTAACTGGTGCATAAAATGATTTATAAAGTAGAAAAGAAGGACGACTATTTATTGAAGTGGTCATTGTGATTTGAATTACTTGTTAATACTTGGTTCTTGATGTCATTCGAATAAAATGAGAATTGTCTCTTAACCGCATCAAGTATGATTTGGGGAGCATTTATTCCATTTAGTGAATCTAGAAGCTTGGCAATGTGCCTGCGATGTAGCTTATTTACCAATTCTATTTGGTCAACTGTATTTTCCATGTTCCTCATTTTTACTTGTTAATTTTCATTTCCACCACTCTCAACCCCTATTTCTAAGGATCAAGAGAAAATTGGTCGGAGCGACTAAATTAGAAACTACCCCGTTTTCAGCGTCTAATCGCCTATTTAGTTCACAACTTTCCACGCAAGTTGCCAGCGCGCCTAATTGTGCTGCAAATTATTCAGGCTCTCCCATGTCATGTTGCAGCGGAACATTTGCCTTCATCTTTCCCCGTGCCAAGGTTCGCCCCGCCAGATTGATTACTGACCTCTCCACCTATGCGATGGCGTCCTAGTTATAGACGAGGGGCGGTATGTCCCCCGCTGGTGCGATCCTTTCGGGTTCGTTCGGGGGCACTATTTGCAGAGGACGCCTTTTGGACGAACTCAGGACTTCTTTCTACACTAGGTAGATGGGTGAATTGGCAAGATTTTATTAGCTTTCGCCTCACGGCAGGAGACTTGCCAGCCCCTTAGTCCGATTTGTTTCATCCCCCGCTACGCAGTGAATAAAACCTAACGCATTTCTGCGCTTCTCTATACACGTTTTTAGACATGTATAGAAATACGAAGAAAAACATCCCGCTCGGGTTGTTTCACTAATTTCAACCCTTAAAATCAGCCAGAAAATAACAAATCATCCCGCTCGGGTTGGTAATTTTAGTCATTAAAATTTACCGCTCGGGATCTTAATTTGATATAATAAAGCAAGTGGGCGTTGCTCGAGACTACCCACCCGCCGACTAACCCGTTGCAACAGGCTTCGTCCCAGCTCCATCATCCACAAGGGAGAGAGGAATCGCTGGTTTTATTCTTTAACTGAAAATTATTCAGCTTTATCTTCGGCGATTTGTTCGTTTAGATCTGCTGCTTGTTCAGCATCAAGAACGATGGTTTCTTCTTTACCATCAATTTCAACGCCAATTTCATCACCAGCTTTTAATTTTTCGATTTCTGACATGATTTTATTTTTTTAAATTATTCCCCAAGCCATCAATGCGCTAGTTTTTAATTAGCTCTGTACTTGGGGCCGTTCGGTTGCTTTACCGAAAGTCAATCCAATGGTGCCTTTAGGCGGAACTTTCTTGGATATTCCCCGCCACCAATTTTTACTTAATCCTATTGGCAGGATAAGGTCTTTCCCTTGTCAGCTTTCCCTCTGGATTGCATCACTCCTTTCAGAGTTTGACCAGCTCGATTACTAATTCGCTATTACCATTTTGCAGATAAGGAAACTATACAGCTTATCGTCTGATATTCTTAAGCCTTTCAGCTCTACAAGTTCCAGTGAATATCTCCAAAATAATAAAGTGAGGGAGTCGCTGGAACCAGTAGAATTGAATTTCAACTTAGCTGATTATCCCTCTTTTTTTAATTCAAGCTTAAAAAATTCGATGCACCGAAGGATAATCAACAAAATGGAAATGTCAGCGCAGCAGGGATTCGAACCGCTGGCCCCTGAAGGGTGAGGACTACGCTGACGCGCGGGAATGAAAGAACCGCTCCTCAATTATTTAGTCAAACTTTGGAGCTGTCAAGTATTTTGTCTCGTCATCAAACTCATTTGACCAAGTGTTTTCAATTGATGCATGAAGCTCATTATAATCAATTGCCTCTCCTCGATAGTAATTAATCAACCGCTTTTCTTCTTTTGTTTCTTCGTAATCAATCCACCAGATAAAAAGCCCTAAGCAAATCCAAATTATTAGCATCGTGATTTTGTTTTCCATTTTAGATTTCCTCCATTTGTTTTTTAACGGCTAAAAGCTTATCTTCTAAAATTTTTAAAGGCTTTTTAACAAGTGCAACCCCTTTTCTTCTGACTTTGTTTCGTTTTTCGATTAGCTCCGCAATTTCCTCTTTTATAATTTGCTCCTCATGTTGAAGGCGGCGCATTTCTGTTTCGTATTTCTTGCCTGTTAGTTTCATTTTTTCCTCGTTTAATGTTTGTGCGGTAATCCTTTCACTTTTAGAGCGCCAGTGCTTGCAAGTGATAAGACTTCTAGAACTGATAGACTCAGCCCAAATTTTTCATTGATTGGAGCTACCGCGTCAAACTTAAACTTAAAAGTTCTTTTAACGTAGTAGTTCTCAGCAAAGAATTTCTGAATGTTGGTAAGCATAGGCTCACCAATCCAAAAAGGCATTAAGGCTCTTGGATTATCCTTTTTTTTGTATTTGTAGTGCTGAATTGGATTCAATTTCATGAACTCTTTTAGATCTCTATTCAAACAAGAATCACAATTTCCAAGCTCTTCTAAAACATTCTGAGATTTGTAAGTTTTCTTGCATCTAGTGCATTTCGCCTCAACAAAGTTTAGCTCTGGCTGTGGTTTGTTGTTTTCGAAACTAGAGATTCTCGGCTCAAGTTTTTCTCTGAAATGATAATTGAACTGAAGAAGATAATCACTTTTTCGATAATTATGCATCGCAATCAGAGATTTGATTTCTGCCTTGCACATCTCGATTCCTTTTTCAAATTGTATATCCATTTTTTCCCTCATTTAATAACATTGAACAAAAGCTTTCGCTAACCAAGCAAAAGTCCATAAAAACCCTAGCGTGGCAATTACTGCGATCACCAGCAAAAGTTTATTTTGATAAATTGTTTCTTCGCACTTGTCGCACCATTTAATAAACTTTCTCATTAAACCCCCATTTTTAACTTAATAAACAAATTAGACAAAAACCAAACGCAGCGCCCGCAATTGTGCTAAATAAAATAACTAAACAGCTTTCTAAAAAATCACTCATTAAACCCCCATTTTTAATTGATTTAAACGCTCTTCGATTCTTTCGTGCATTTCTGTCTCGCAGTAAACTAACTCATCATTCTCGTTGAGAAAAACAGGCTTTCCATCGATTCTAATGATGTTGGTTGGTGTTAGCTTTCCAATGTTAAGCGAGCCATAGATTTGCTCGCCATTTAATTTTGTGACGTGAATTCTCATTTGCACTCCAAATCATCCGAATAATCGATAACAAACCCTTCTGGCGGTTCGCAAGAAGCCTTTTTAATCATTCTTTTTTCCACTACATACCAAACGCCGCAAATTTTTTCAGCTACTAAAACTGGCCTGCCCGACAAAATAACTTCTTCGTAAGCTTCTCTAAAAGCTTTCGCTGCTAGTGCAGGAATTTCATCTTCTAACTTTACCATTTCTTCTTCAGTCAATTTCATTATTCCCCCTTTAATTTAAATTTAGGCTCTTTTGGCTTTCTTCCGCATTTAACACGATGCATTTCCAAGCCATTGTCTTTGCAGTATTTCACAAGGTGAGAGCGTAAGCCTTGGTGCGTTAGTTTTGGAATTAACATTGCAGCTAGTTGTGCGTTAGTTAGGTTTTCCTCAACTTTCTTTTCGTAGAGTTGTTTGATGTTCATAAGATTAAATTTCGGATTGATCCCAGATTTCTAGGGGTAGGTATTTTCTACAAATGTCGGCCGTTAATTCTTGATTTTGCTTTCGCGCATAAGCAGCAGCAGCATAAGCAGCAGCATCAGCAGCAGCATCAGCAGCAGCATCAGCAGCAGCATCAGCAGCAGCATCAGCAGCAGCATAAGCAGCAGCATCAGCAGCATAAGCAGCATCAGCATCAGCAGCAGCAGCAGCAGCAGCATAAGCAGCAGCAGCAGCAGCAGCAGCTTTTAGCTCATTCTCACTCGCTCTATTCTCACCAAATGCGATGGCCACCTCCACGGCCTTAGTGCTTCTTTCGTCTCTCATCAAGTGCCTCACTGTATTAGCGCAATGAGCTTTTGCTAATATTATCTGACGAAAAGATTGTGGATTAGTTCTTCTAAAGAGCCATAAAATCCAGTCACCACGCTCACAAGTATTTAGAAACTGCTCAAGGGTTAAATCTTTCGCAAAGTCAAAGCCATCTTGGCAAGCATTGTGTTTTTCTAGAAATGTTTTTAGTGTTTTCATATTCTTAAAAATTAAAGTTGAATAAAAGTGAACCAACTAATCAGCGTGAACGCACCCACAGCCATGATTAAAATTGATTTTAGAAGCTGGCGGACATCGTTAGAGTCTTTTGCAAATATTTGTCGATGAATTGGAAAGGTGACATTTCTTACCTGCTTAAATAATGTTTTAAAAATTGTCGTATCGACCTAAAATAGATTTGTAAATTGCCTCAACATCATCATCTAAATGATGACCGTCTTGTGCCGCTTCGTTGTAAAGAGTCTCGATTTCTTTACTAAGTTGCTTTTGTGCTTCGCCTTCAGGTGCGGTGTGGATTTGGTAGATGTCAATTTCACCGTCGAGCATTTGGTTGATTAGTAGAACTTGTTTAAATGGTTGGTCATTTATCATAAAGAATCCTCCAATAATTCAGGGTTTTCGTAGATGTTGCCGATTACCTCATAACCTTCACAAACATCATAAAGAGAATGACTGTCACAAATTTCATCACCGCGATGATAATAACGGAATCCACCGCGATCAAATGCAACAATAAGATTTGAATAGCCTTCTGCCGCCAAAACATCGCCTTCGTAAATTTCATTTCTATTTTTATCTTTTAAGCCAGTGTATTGCATTAATTCTAATTCCCCAATCGGATCGTTTCCCTCGATGGTGTATAGTCTGCCATTTGCCCCGCCGTGAGCATAACTCTTAATCATGTTTTTGTTTTGCTTATCCCAAGCTCTAAATTTTATTTTTCTCATTTTTTATCTCCTTTAGTTAATTTTTCTTAAAAGAACTTTTTTGTTTTTAATGTCCCAGATTGGGTGATTGAATTTAAACACTTCACCGTTTTTAGAAAAGCGTGGGTTGCCATGTTCATTTTTAAACTCAGCGAAACCTTTTTCTTTTAAACAATCTGAAGCGCAAACATGCGAACCAGATGAAATTTGAATTAACTCTAACGCTAAGTCAGCTTCGCTCATTTTTGTTACGCTTTGAAATTCTTTCATTTTTATTGCCCTCATTTAGTTGATTTGAGTTTTTAATTTGTTGAAACAAGCAGCGAAAGCCACACGTTCAGGAGTGCCTGCATCTGGAACATAAGAGCAAAGAAGTTTGTTTTTCTCCCAGATAATTCTGCCACGTCCGCCATCTTTTACAAAAAAACGGTTAGGGAATTTGCGCCATTGGGTTATTTCACCAGTTTCTAAAGCATCCAAAAAAGGTTTTGGTAAATCTTTCAAAACGCTTTGGCAGTCAAGGATCTTGCCTTGTTCAAATTCAATTGCTGCTTTGGTTTTCTCGATTTCTTTTTGCTGATTTCTGATTGAATCGTTTTGTGATTCCCAACGGTTAAGAGTTGCCTGCCCGTTTCTTTTGTCATTCATTGGCTGACCGTTACCACGTTTTACGTCCGCAAAATGATTGTCGAATTTTTGATTCAATACTGCTTCTTTTTTTAAAAGAGAGTTTTGCAAAATTTCTAATCTTTTTGTTTTCATTTTCTCGCCCTCATTTGTTATTAATTAAAGAGCAAGAAATTTCACTTGCTCTTGGATTGAAAGTTTGTCGAATTTTTTGAATTTGTTGATAACTTCTGAAAGTTCAGAAAGACCGTCAATTGTTTCAATTTTTAAAGTTTGAAGATTTTTAGTGAAATTAACGATTAAATAATTTTTGCGGATGAATGAAAGAAGTTCGTTATTTGAGATGTTTAAGATTAAAGTTTTCATTTTGTTACCTGATTAATTTTGTTTCGATTTGTTTTTTGGTGTGACATCATCTTATGAGCCATGATTTTAATTGTAAAGCGATTATTTAAAAGAATATGCAAATAAATTAGAGACTAGAGCCAGAAGGGTTGAGGGGGTATTTTGAGGGAAAGGCTTAAAAATAAATGAAAAAAGATTCGGGCTAAGTTCAGTTATTAAGGATTGCTTAAGTACTGAAAATGTATGTACAAAGTAAATATGGTGTAAATACTTTAGACACTAGAGAGAAAAGGGTTGAAGAATAAAATTGTGTGTTTTATAGTTGGGGCGAGGATTTAATTTAATGAATGAGGGGAAATGAAAGAAGGGGAATTGTTCTTTACTAAAAGCGGGAACTTAATGAGACACATGAATATTGATTACGATTCGGGCAAAGTTAAATTTTCCGGAGCATTTCCGGCAATCGGATTATTAAACTGGGTTGCTATGAGGCCATTTACTACAGAAGAAAGAAAAGAAATTACAGACCGCCTCATCGTAGAAAATGGATTAATTGCGCCGGATAATATAACTTATTAATTTGAGGGGAAAATGACTAAAGAAGAAAAGATTAAATTTAGAGATGAATGCGCTATTAAAGCGATGAATCTTTTAGAACGACATAATTGCACCAGCGGCGAGAGTGATGCGTACAGAGTAAACAAGATTGCCGTGCTGGCTTTTGCCTTAGCTGACGCTATGCTAGAAGAAAAGAAGAAGAGAGATGAAAAGCTATCTTAAGGCACCCAAAGAACTAAGAAACGGATTTAAGGACAAGGAGAGATTGGCTAAGATTCATTCGCTCCCGTGCGTTGTTTGTTTTACAAAAGGAATAGAACAGAAGACAAAAACAATCGCCCATCATTCTATTGGTGGAGGCTTAGGACTAAAGGTAAGTGATCTAAAAACCTGCGCCCTTTGCGATTGGCATCACACAAGAGGGGGAAAAGGCGAGGCAATACACGAAACGCCCTTGCATGAGTGGGAAAGTAAGTTTTGGAGACAAGATGAATTGATTGAACTAACTAACAAAATGCTAGAAAGCGCTTGACTTTAAGAACGAATCACTTGACAAATGCCCCGCGTGAAAAAATACAATGTGCTAAGCATAAAAAAAAGGCACAAGAAAGCTGAGAAGCTAGCTCTTAAAGAACTGGCAAGATTAAGCTTTGAGATTGCTATGAGTAAGTTAAATGATTCTCAAAAGAGTGACTTTACTAAAGAGAGAATCAATCCAAATTTAATTAAAGATTTTTTAGAATGAAGAAAGAGGGAAAGAAAACAAGCGCAGAGAAGTTGCACGAGAGAGCAAGCGAAGTAATTGATATGCTTGAAAATGATGTGAACTATAGGAACATTGCACAGAAGATTGGAGTTGATTTAGCTGATGTGAGTAATTTCGTTAATCATTCTCAACATTCCGTGCGCGCACGCGAAGCGTTACAAAACAGCGCAGATAGAGCCTTCGACAAAGCAGAAGAAGCAATACTTGAGATTCAAGACGATGCAACACAAGCAGCGGTTGCAAGACAGAAAGAGCTTGCCCATCACTTCAGAAGAAAGGCCGCAGTTAAGAATAAAAACAAGTTTAGCGATTCACACAAGATTCAAGCTGAGATCAAAGACACAAGCGCAACCAGCTCTTGGCTCGGTGAAGTGTTAAGCGAGATTGATAATAATAAATAATTTTAATAATTTGAGTAAATGAAAATAGAAATGGAAGATCTTTTGTCTAAAGACAAGAAGCGTGCATTGAAGATATTGAGACAGTTGGTGACTGACGAATCACTATCTTGCGAGATAAAAGTAAGCAGCATCGGGAATGTTTATCGTCAAAAGGAATCAGGTAAAGTTTTTTATAGCATCGGTCATTGCGATGATTCAAGGCCGTTGACCGAGATTATAGACTTAGAACTAGAACTGCAGCAATTGGCTGGACTTTATCTATTCAAGCACCCCCGCAACGATTTTAGAATTCATGACAGGGATTTGAAGAAGGAATTTGAAGAAATACAAAATCCTTATTTTAAAATTGACCGGTAAATGAAGCATAGCACTCAAGCATTAGATCAGTTTAAAAAGAACATTGCTGACAAAGCTTGGCGCATGTCAAATTTGTATTATTGCAAAGATGAAAACGGCAAAGAGTTTAAGTTTATCTGCAACGAAGCACAAAGCGAATTAATAGAAGAGAAGCACCCGCTCAATATTGTGTTGAAAGCTCGTCAGATGGGTATCACAACATTCTACTGCATCAACTTCTTAGATGATTGCTTGTTCAACTCAAACATCACAGCGGTTCTGATTGGTGATGATTTAGAAGATGCGAAGAAGCTACTTAGAGATAAAGTTCGTTATGCTTACGATCGCTTGCCGCTTGAGATAAGAGAGCATCGCAAGCTTGTGACTGATTCAACTGAAATCATGCGCTTTAGCAATGGTTCTTCTTATTCTGTCACCACTTCTGCACGTTCAGGCACAGTTCAAAGATTACACATCACAGAGTTTGGTAAGATTTGCAGGAAGTCACCAGATAAAGCTGAAGAAATCATGTCTGGTTCACTTAACACAGTTCATCAAGGCCAACAGATTGTAATTGAATCAACAGCGCAAGGCGCAAGCGGACACTTCTTTACCCTGTGTGATGTTGCAGAAAGAAAGATGAGAATGAAAGAAGAACTGACGCCGCTCGACTGGAAGTTTCATTTCTTCGGATGGTGGAAAGACAGAAAGTATCAGATGGTTGCTGACTATCACTTTAACGACAAGCAAAACGATTACTTTTTAGAGCTTGATAAGGAAGGGATTGAACTCACCAAGCAGCAAAAGACTTGGTATTGTAAGAAAGAAGAAACTCAAGGCGATCTAATGAAGCAAGAGTTTCCAAGCAACAGCAAAGAAGCTTTCCAAAAGGCTATTATTGGCGCTTACTGGTCAAAGGAACTAATAACAGCGGAGAATGACGGAAGGATTGGCAGAGTGAGAGTTGATATTGATTTGCCTATTCATACAGCTTGGGATTTAGGGATTAACGACACAACTTGTATTTGGTTCTATCAGAAGAAAGGCTTTGATTTTACTCTGGTCGACTATTACGAGATGTGCGAAGAGCCATTGCCGCACTACTTCAAGATCCTGAAAGAGAAAGGGTACAACTACGGCTATCACTTCGCACCGCATGACATCAACAAGAGAAGTTATTACGATGGAAAGGACGGCCTAGAGATTGCTAGAAACTTTGGCTTTAAGTTTGAAAGAATTGTAAGAGCGCAGAACAAAATGGATTCAATTAATCAAGCTCGGTCAATTATAAACCGTTGCTGGTTCGATCAAAAGAAGTGTGAGATTGGTATTGGAAGACTGAGAGAATACAGAAAGAAGTTTAATGAAAAGCTTGGCTCATTCTCTGACCAACCTCTGCATGATATTAACTCAAACGGGGCTGATGCTTTCCAAACGTTTGCTGCTTCGGTTCATAAGTTAGAGACTAACCTAACGAACCAAGACAATTACGTTGATGAGTACGCTTACGAAGAGTTCTTAAACGCGAGCAATCGCAATTCGATCACTGGATACTAATTTAATTTTTGAGAAAATGAGAGAGCTACACGAGAAGCCAGTTTCAGGGGCTGTAATTTACGATACTATCCCCCTTCATAAGAGAACAAAAACTTTCTGGCGTTTTTTAGTATTGCACAACTCTTGGACTTATTTAAGAGACAGAAAGCAAGGTGGAACTAATGGCACGCAATGGGCTGGCAAATATGAATATCTTGGTGGAGAGTCAATTAAATTTGATTACATCCAAATCCTGAGAAACATAAGGTATTGCAGAGAGAACAGATACAATCGGTTTCAAAACCATCCTGAAAACGCAGTTCATATAAGCAATTTGCAATGGAGGTTAAATCTCTTTAAGAGAGGTTTATACAATCCAAAGACTATCGATAAAATTCTTCTAAAACAAGCGGGGTATTAAATGAAATATACAATAGACGATTCGGGCAAAGTTAGAGTTACGTTTAGAATTGGAGACAGGAAAACCAGCTACACTACTTGCCAAGAGTTCAACTATGAAGTTGATCTCGACAGCGAACAGAAGGAAATCTTGAGCAAGATTATCATGACTAATTTGCAAAAGTTAAACATTCCTAACGAGGATATAAACAGAATAATTTCCAAGGGGTTAAATGATTTGTAAACATTGCTATGAGGTATTCTGCGACAACACGTTCGGCAAGATGGCAACATTTGAAACAGAAGAAGAAAGACAGCGTTATTATGACACTCGAAAAGTTATTCACAATGGCAAAGAATTAAACTTTGTGAAGATGCAACGCAACATGAGCCAAGAAGAATTTGATAGAATCAAGCAAACTAAACAAAGCTCTTTTTTTCTTGTGCTGGCTCGGAACTACAAAGACAATTTAGGTTTTTCTAAAATAGAATATCTGTAAGAAATAAAACGCTTGCAATTAAAAAACAGTAATCTAACAATCAACCAACCTTGAGTAAATGAATCAGAAAAATAACGCGCGAATAATGCTGCTTACTCAAGACGCTGCCCAATATTTAGACTTCAGAATCATTCTAAGCACAGACAACCTTGCTGAGGTTTTGTCTGAAGAGATGCGCGCGTCTGTTGCTACCCAAGTCAACACTAGATTTACAACTGATTTACAATCTCGCACTGAGAAGCAGAAACAACTTCAAGAAATCATTAAATACGTCCTCTCACAATCTGAGAAGAGATCCTTTCCTTTCGACGGTGCTTCTAACGTAATCTTTCCACTTATCGCCACTGCTTGCGTTGAGTTTTCCGCTAAATGTTATCCTGAAATCTTTAAGGATGGTAACATTGTTAAAGCTAAGGTAATTGGAAACGATGATGGCGAAGTGATGAAAGACATCGAAGGCAATGAGATGCGTAATGAAGACGGTTCGATTGCTGCCCTTGATGAGACTGGCTTATTAGCTATTCAAAACGTAGGGGCGAAACTTAAGAGAGGCCAAAGAGTTGCCACAGTTCTTAACTATCAGCTAAATGAAGAGATCGAAAACTTCGAAGAAGACATGGACGCGTTGTTTGGTGCATTAAGTGCGCTAGGAACGATGTTTAAAAAGGATTATTACTCTTCTGAAGATCAAAAGCTTTGTTCTGATTTGATTTATCCAGATAAGCTAATCATGAACGACTTTGCGCCTTCTTTTGCAGCGCCCGTCACCCATATCATTGAGAAATACCCGCAAGATGTTGTTTCTTGCATTCGTTCTGGTGATTACATTGATTTCGATTTTGACCCAAACGCTCAAGACTCAGCTTCTTTCGACAATGCTTTAGACAAGAATGATGAGAAAAGCACTGGTGACGAAGCATCTGCTGGATTGGTTTTTTTCCTAGAGCAACATACTTGGATTGACTTAGACGGTGATGGCTATGCTGAGCCTTACATTGCAGTTGTTCACAAAGCTACAAATAAACTAGTTAAACTGGTTAAAAGATTTAAAGAAAAAGGTGTTAAAAGAAACAAGAAAGGACAGATCCAATGCATCGAAGCAATCAACTTCTTCGTGCGGTACATCTTCATTCCTTCACCTGATGGTTCGTTCTATGGTGTTGGTCTAGGTCACTTACTTTTCAACATCAACTCAGCGATCAACAGCTCAATCAATCAATTAACTGATGCTGGCACACTACAAAACACTGGTGGCGGGTTTATCTCTAAAGCACTAAACATTTCTGGCGGCATGAAGCCTTTCCGCCCTGCTGAATGGAAGATGTGCGACTCGTTTGGTGGGAATATCCGCGATGCAATTGTTCCTCTGCCTGTTCCAGAACCTTCTCAGACTTTGTTTGTTTTGATGCAGTTCTTGGTTAACGCTGGGAAAGAGCTTGGAAGCTTAAGAGACGTTCTAACTGGTGAGAACGCAGGGAATATCGCAGCCACGACTTACATGGGAATGGCTGAACAAGGACAGAAGCAGTTTAAAGCTGTGTTCATGCGGATCTACAACTCACTTAGAAAAGAAATCAACATCTTCTACGAGCTAGATTCTGAATATCTAAATCAAAGAAAGTACGCCGAGATCTTAGACATGAAGCTAAACGAAGTGCCGAATGTTAAAGAAGATTTTAGCATGAAAGGATATGACATCGTTCCAGTCGCAAACCCTGAGAATGTCGTCTCAATGCAAAAGTTTGCCAAGGCTCAATTCTTGATGGGCTTTATCAACTCGCCTTACGTTGAACAAAACTTACTACACAGAACAGTGTTTGAAACTGCCGGCATTGAAAACTTCGACAAGTTCATAATTCAACCACAACCACAACCAGATCCTGCTGTGCAAATGGCAACTCTTCAAGAAGAAACCAGACGCATGGAAATCCAAGCTAAGACTCAAATTGAAGCGGCTAAATTGGAACTAGAGCAAATGAAGTTGCAAAGACAATCAGCCGAAACCGATTCGAAAGTTTTAGTCAACTACGCACAAGCTGGTAAATTAGTGAAAGATACTGAGATGGCAGAGAGTAGAGAGAAACTAGACGTTCTCGACAATATAATTGACGCAGAATCAAGAAAGAGTGAGATGCAAGACCGCAAAGAAGACAGAAGATTTAGAGCGGCAGTAGAGCTAGCAAAGCTAGAGAATCAGCAAGTCAAAATCCCTTCAACTGAAATCGAATTGGAGGAATAGGCCGCTGATATTTTATTAATAACCTGAGTAAAACAAATGAGTAAATTAGAAGTACAAGAGTTAAGAGAGTGGTTAGGTAATCCAACCGCTTTGAAGTTTAAGACAATTTTAGCAAATTCTCGACTTAAATTGCTGAATGACGTGTCGCATAATTACATTGGCAGAGACCACCAATTTAATAAAGACATCATCCTAAGTAGTCTTGGAGGCTGTGAAGCAATAGAGCAAGTTTCTAATTACTTTGACGCAAAAACAGACGAAGAGTTAGAGAGCTTACTAAAGTTATTTTTCGGAGGTGTGAGTGAGTAATTTAAACACTTCTGGTTTTAACGCCGTTGAATACAGAATAATCATTTTGCCTGAAGAAGTAGAAGAAACCACAAAAGCCGGGATTATTATTCCCGATAAAGCGAAAGAAGAAATGCAGGGTGCTAAAACAATTGCAACCATAATTTCTTGTGGGGCAAAAGCTTTTGATTCTAGCACTTGGAAAGACCAGCCTAAGGTTGGAGACAAAATAGTAATTCCAACATACGCGGGATACATTTTGAACAAAAAACAAACTGATGACGGCAAAGAATACCGCATCATTTTAGATAGAGATATTCTAGCAATTAAACGTGAGGAAATATGCCAGTAATCGACCGCTCTGAAGAAATTGATTTAGACATTGGAGTCCAAATCGAAGACGAAGCTCCTGAGAAAGAAATCGCTCCTAATCCAATCTTTGAAGAGATGGAAGAGGAAGAAGCAGAAGAAGCTCCAAGGTTTGATCCGAAAGCTGAGGAAAGAGCATTTTATCAGTCTCTTTCTGAAACTGAAAAGGAAGCTTGGGACAGAGGCTGGAGAACTGGCAGATTCTTCAAAGGAAAATATAAGGATGGTACTCCGAAACCGCATAAATCAGCCGAAGACTTTTTGGCTATGCAGGAAAAGGAAACTCCAATCTTAAATGAGAGAAACAGAAAACTAGCTAAAGAGAAAACAGTCCTTGAAACACAAGTAGCTGAACTGGGCAAACAAATGCAAGTTCTGTTAAATGTTCAAAAGATTGCCCAAGAGAGCCAGTTCACAAAATCTTACGCTTCTTTAGACGAAGCAGAAGAAAACGCTATTCTTGAAGGTGACGTTGCTAAGGTTAGAGCTATTCGTCAACAGCGTGATGACTTAGCTAAGTCAAAAGTTGTTTTTGATGAGCCAGAAGTCGAGCAACCAAGAAATCAAATCAATCGCGATGAAAAAGCGCTTTTTGATAATTGGACTGCTGACAACACTTGGTTTCATCAAGACAAAGTATTGCAAGCAGTAGCAGCGGCGTATTTCGGGGATTTATCCGAAAGAATCCCTCTTCAAGAAAGGTTAGAAATGGTCACTGAAGAAGTAGAGAAACGCTTTAGCGACAAACTGGGAATTTCAAAAGCTCCTAGAGTCGAATCTGGTCAAAGAGGAATCAAGACTGGAAAAGCCCAACACTCTTACAACGACCTTCCTGCCGATGTTCGTAAGAATTGTGATTTTATGGCTAAAAGACATAACTTCTCAAAAGACCAAGTTGCTAGAATGCAACAAGAGGCAATCAAAGAATATTTTAATTAAACTGAGGTAATCATATGACTAAAGAATCAGCTAGAATACAAAAATCACACTCTCAAGAAAGATTGGAAATCCAAGATTCAAGAGAATCACGACCAACTACTAGAGACCATGAGGTTGTCAAAATGCCTGATGGAAGAGAATTTATTAGCAGCCCCCGCACCTCCCTAAAAAGAGCCGGTGCGCTATCTGACTTGCCTCAAAAAGCAGGTTTTTTACGCAGATGGGTTTCGTCTAATATACCCGGCAGAATCCAAGATTTGATCGATCTTGGCTACCGACCAGCTACCGATGAAAACGGCATTGAAATTGCTCCAATACGCGGTGGTACGAATAAACAGGGCGAAACCTTCATGAGGTACGCCATGGAAATTTCTGAGGAAATGAACGCAAAAATTGAGAGAGATAAAAAAATAAAATCTGAAGCAAATCGTCAAGAACATCTAGATAAGATGAAAGGCGCGAGCTTGGGTTATAGTTCTTCGACCTACATTGGGCAAGATACAACAAAATTCGTAACTAAACAAAATTAAAAAATATGGCAAACGCTAATATCCCTTCTGGTCTTAGACCAATTAAGAACTCTCCGTTCAACGAGATTCCTAAAAACTACTACTACGTCCCTTCAAGCTATGCAACTGCATTGTTTATTGGCGATCCTGTAATCAAAACTGGAACTTCTAACACCGCTGCTGTTTTAGGCGATGGAAGACCTTTCGCGGCTGGTTCTTTACCAGAAATCAATAAAGCAACTGCTGGTGATGCTAATAAAATCACTGGTGTTATTATTGGCTTCTTGGCTATCCCAACCAACTTAAACATAGCTTACAACGCAGCTTCTACTGAAAGAGTTGCTATTGTTGCCGACAGCCCATTCCAAGAATTCGAAATTCAAGAAGAATCTGCTGGCACTCCTTTGGCTGTTACTTCTGTTGGCTTGAACGCAAACTTAGTATTCGCTGAATCTGGCTCAACTGTCACTGGCTTGTCTGGTGTAGAATTGGACACTTCAACTCCTGCTACTGATGCAACTTTTCAACTTAAAATCTTAAGATTGTTGGATGCTCCTGAAAATGCTATTGGTCAACACGCTAAATGGCGCGTTAAAATCAATAACCATACAGAAGCAAACATTGTTGCTGGAATCTAACTTATTAACTTAAAATAAATAAATCATGTCTGTAATTGTAACAGGTACTATCCCTAAAGCACTAAAACCAGGAGTAAAAACTTTCTGGGGTTCTTATACCGAAGACGATCTTCTTGCCGCTAAACTCCTTAAAATGGAAACAACTGACGAGCAATTCGATGAAGATGTGTTAGTTAGCCCGTTTGGCTTACTAACCGCTAAAAACGAAGGCGCGGGCGTTGATTACGATTCAATGACTCAAGGCTATGTGACTAGATACCAACAAAGAACTCGCGCTTTGGGTTACCAAGTTTCTTGGGAAGCTCGCAAGTTTGGTAAATATCTTAACGTGGTTTCTAAAGGTAACGAATTCCTTTCTGCATCTCTTCGTGAGACCAAAGAAGTGGATGTTGCTGACCTTTTCAACAACGGCTTTGATACTAACTACACTTTTGGCGATGGTAAAAAGTTCTTTGCAACTGATCACCCTTCTCGCGCTGGCAACTTTTCAAACACTCTTGCAACTCCGCAAGATCTTTGTGAAGAAGCTTTGGAAGAATTGTGTGTTCAAATCAAAGAAACTAACAACGACAGAGGAATTAAAGCTAGAATTAAACCAGTTCTTCTTCAAGTTCCTTCTGCTTTGATGTTTGAAGCTACTCGTATTCTTGAGTCTCAACTTCGTGTTAATACCGCTAATAACGACATTAACGCTTTAAAAAATATGGGTCTATTTGCACAAGGAATCGTGGTTAACCCACACCTTGAGTCAAATGATGCTTATTTCATCAAAACTGACGCTCCAGAAGGTGCTAAAATGATCACTGCTGTTCAAGGTGAATTTAGCAACGATGGTGCTTTTGAATCTGGAGATCATAAATACAAAATTATGACTTCTTACTCAATTGGTGTTACTGATCCACGCGGCTATTTCGCTTCTGAAGGAGTTTAGTTATCAACTGTTGTCCTAATGGGTAAAGGGGGGTGAGATTCCCCCCACAACTAAATTTTAAATATTATGACATCTAATAATTTCACTAAAGGCGTTAATAACATTACCGCTCAAAACATCTTGGGACAAATGATTCAATTGGATCCAACCCAAATGCACACTTACTTTAACGACTTCGACACTTATGCTGCGGCAGACTGGACTGTAACCGAAACGCAAGCTGGTGCAACTCAAGCACTAACTAATGCTGATGGTGGCGTTCTTTTGCTTACTAACTCAGCAGCGGATGATGATATAGTTGCTTTGCAAAAAGTGGGAGAATCATACAAATTTGTAGCAGGTAAAAAATTATTTTTTAAAGCTAAATTTGCCGTTTCTGATGCGACTCAAAGCGATTTTGTTATTGGTCTTCAAATCACCGACATAACTCCTTTGGCTGTAACTGATGGCGTTTACTTCAGAAAAGACGATGGCGATGCTAACTTAGATTTCGTTGTTGTAAAAGATTCAACTGCATCGACTGCAACCGCAATTACTACTGTTGTTGCTGCAACCTACATTACTGTAGGTTTTTATTACAATGGTGTTGATGAAGTGGTTTACGCTGCTTCAACTAATAGTTTGAATCCAACTGTTTTAGGTAAATTAGCAACTACCAATCTTCCTGATGACGAAGAATTGACTATCTCTTTTTGTATTCAAAACGGCGAAGCGGTAGCTAAAACTTTGTCTGTTGATTACATCTTTGTAGCTAAAGAAAGATAAATCAGGAGCAATCATGCGTAGAATAGAAATCGACATGGATTTGGCGGACGTTGATGATGATGGAGTTTTCCAGAATCAAACACTAGGCGGCGCTGGCAACTTTACTCTTAACGGAGCTGGAGTTTCTAGCGGCGAATGGGTTACGCCAGATCTATTTGCTAAACAAATTGGTTTTGCTTCGACTGGCAATATTTCAGCGGTGACTTTTACTGTTTCTGGCTATTTAGACAAAAACAAAACAATCTTCATCTCTGAAGCATTGGCTGGCCCAAACAACAACACAGTAGAAACTACGAATTACTTTTATTCAATTCAGAGTATCGCTGCTAGTGGAGCCGTTGGAACTAACACTAAAGCTGGCCCAGTTGACGAAGCTGTTTCTCAAATTATTCCTATCGCTAGGACTAATTCCGACAGAAACGAGCGACAAGTTGGCTTGACTTTTATCGTGACTGGAACTATCAATTATACTGTTCAACAAACTAATGACAATGTTCAAAGTTTGACCAACAGAACCTTTGATTGGTTAGATCAGGATGATTCAGCTCTGGTTAATGCCACTACTTCTAAAAACGGAAACTACATTGTTGTTCCTCAAGCGATGAGAGTTAAAATCAACTCTTACTCTTCAGGAGCAGCTTTAAAAATTCAAGTCAACTAATATGGATTACCGAGTAATATGCGACAGGACAGGCTTCAAGAAATGGCGCTCAGAATGTCGCTATGAATGGAATGGCAAATTAGTTTGGAGTAAGGTCTGGAGGAGAAGACAACCGCAGGACACGCCGATTGTTTATCCTCCAGCCCAACCAATACCAGATGCTAGACCAGAGACAACGGACAATTTTATTAACGTGCCAGTACCTGATTACGATTAAATATGAAAAAATGCGGAACTAAAAAAGGCGGAAAAAAGAAATAACGCTTGCAACAATAAAAACTAAGATCTAAAAAATAATACAGCTTCTTTTGAGTAAATGTAGTTAAGCTGAGATATAAAAACTAAACTCTCAAAAGAAGATGGATTGCTTTAACCTGCCAGCAGTAGCAGAAAAATACGATAAAGACCTCGCCACTCTATCCAATATGGAAAAGATAGAGCTAACCGAGTATTATCTCAAAAATTACTTTGAAGGCACTGAGCAAACAGCAAAAGAATTGCCCCTAGAGCATTTTATCTGCAACAAAACCTACGTTAGACAGATAACCCTACCTAAAGACTTAGTCCTTACTGGCAAAGTTCATAATTTCGACCATACTAGCATCCTATCTAAAGGTGATGTAACAATCATGACCGATGAGGGCGTTACTCGCATAAAAGCCCCTGCAACATGGATTTCAAAAGCAGGCACAAAGCGCTTAATTTATGTGCATGAAGACACAATTTGGGCTACCATTCATCAAAGCGAAAATACGCTTGTCGAAGACTTAGAAAAAGAGATAGTTCATGAAAGCGATTTGTCGTGGATTAATAAAGAAAATTTATTAGGAGATAAATAATGACATTCGCAGCAACAGCAATAGGTGGAGCAGCGTTGGTTGGTGGTGGAATGGCTACTCAAGGCTATTTTGCTAACAAATCTTCTAAAAAAGCAGCAAAAGCCCAAGCAAACGCAATGGATGCGTATATCAGAGAAATGCGCGCAAGAAGCAACACAGCTATTGGCTACCAAAAACCATACGAAGAAGCTGGAAGAAGCGGTTTAAATATGCTTCAACAATTAGTTACTGGCAATCCTCAAGATGTTATGTCGCGCTTAGAAGCGACTCCGGGCTATCAATTCCGCATGTCTCAAGGACAAACTGGCGTTCAAAATCTTCTGGCCTCTAAGGGCGGCCTTAAATCTGGCGCTGCAATGAAAGCATTAAGTGATTACGCGCAAGGAACAGCCTCACAAGAATTTGGCAACCAAGTTGGCTATGCTCAAGGATTAGCTGGAATCGGACAAAACGCAGCAATTTCCATGGGTAACTATGAGATGCAAGCTGGATCTAATATTGCCAACTCTATGCAACAAGGTATTCTAGGTCAAGGTCAAGCAATGGCTAACCGTGATGCACAAATGGGAAATATCATTGGTGGCGGAATGAGCCAAGTTGGCGGTAGTATGATAGGTATGGGAATGCAAGGCATGAGTGGGCAACCAAAATCACCTTCTGGCTTTACCTCAACAGGTGGTGGACAGTATAATTCAAGAGCATTTATGAACTCTAGTCAATCTTCAATGGGGTATTAATGCCAGAATTAATTCAACAACAAACCCCAGATTATGTAGGCAGCATCCTTAAGGGCTATGAATTTGCCCAAAAAGCAAAAGCTAATCAATTAACCTTGCTTGCTGCTCAGCAAGAGATGGATATTAACAAAGCAAAATTTGCACAGACTCAAGCTGAAAATATTTTATCACAAACAGCCTCAATGGGCGATAGAAACGCCCTTCAAAGACTTGCTGGGTTAAACCCTGTTCGTGCGGAAGGAATAAGAAAGCAACAAGATTATAATGATACTCAAGGAGCTAGAGTTTTAGATTCTTATAGTTCAATGCCGCAATATGCCTTTTCTCAAAAGAAATGGGAACAAATGCACAATGAATATTTTGAAGCAACAGGTAAAGAATTGCCTTTGCCCTCCGATAAATCACCAGAAGCAATTTTGGAATTTAAACGCCTATCTTCTCGCCTAAAAGGCAGAGAACAAGATCTAAAAGAACAATACCAATCAGCGCAAATTAAAACCGAAGGTTTCCAACAAACTAAATATGGCGTTGATATTCAGAAAGGTAAGCAAGATTTGCAAAAAGGCGCGCTGGATATTATGAAATCTCGTGGCGAGTTATTAAGCGCAGAGCAAGAAAGACAAGCTGCCGCTCAACAAGGTTTAACTCTAGGAGCATTTAAAAAACAACAAGATAAATTGGGCGAGTTTAGAGGTGACACAATGGCTAAATTGCCTCAAGCAGAGCAAAATGTTCAAACTACTGTAAAATTAGTTGATGATTTATTGAAACATCCAGGTTTTAAATCTGCTGTAGGTACAAATATTACTTTAGTTGATAGATTTATTCCGGGAACAGATGCCTCTGGTTTTATGGCTAAATACGATCAATTAAAAGGTAAGCAGTTCTTAGAATCAATAGGACAATTACAAGGTTTTGGTGCGTTGTCAAATTTAGAAGGCACAAATGCAACAAATGCTGCTTCGTCAATGAGTATTTCTACTAGTGAGGCAGAATTTAAAAAAGCCGCTAGAGAATATCAAAGAGTAATGAAGCTTGGTTTAGAAAGAATGAAAAGCGGAATTGGATATAATGGGCAGCGTCTTCAAATGCAAAATGCAGGAAATACACCTGAAAGCGAAAGCAATATTATCGATTGGGGGTCTTTGTAATGGCGGATTTAAGGCTTCCTGATGGAAGAATTGTAAAAAACATTCCTGAAGGAATATCCAAACAACAGATTGAACAGAAGCTTATAGGTTCTGGCATGCTGTCTGGGGATGAAGAGTGGCTAACTCCAAAAATGTCAATGAGCGAAGCAGCCTTCACAACCGCAACAAACCCCCTTGGTTTTGGTGATGAAATCAAAGCAGGTATTTCTGCTGGTGTTGCTAAAATATTTGGTGGAGCTGCAACTAAAGATATTGATATTGGCGATTTGTACAGAGAAGCGAGAACTGCTGAAAGAGCTAAACTAGATAAGGCTAGGCAAGATTACCCTTCAATGACTGGCATGATTGAAACTCCTTCTAATTTAGCAAGAGGTGCAGTAAAAGGTTTAGAAGAAGTTGGGTCGGGTATTTATCAAACTGCTGCTGATTTTGGTGCTGATTTTTCAGGAGCTAAAGCAATACTTAGTAAAATTCGCCCTGATCTAAAGAATGAGATTGAAAGCTTAACCCCACAAGATATTTCTAGTATTTTAGGAGAAAAAGCAGCTCAAGATTCTAAAGCAACAGAACAAGAAGGATTGGCATATAAAACAGGAAGATTTGCAGGTAAAGTTGCTCCTTTTCTTGGAGTAGGGGGAGGTAGCGCAACTGGCTTGGCTGTTGGTGGCGGATTATCTGGTGGTTCGGAATTAATGGAGGATTCAAGTGCTGGCAAAAGATTAGGATCTGCTGCCATTGGAGCTGTTGCCGCTCCTGTCATTGGAAAAGCTATTAAAGAGATAGTGCCAGCTGCTCAATCATTAGGAATTGCTGCTGCTCAAGCCCCTAAAAAACTCTTACAAAAAATAACTGGGATTGATCCAAAAGCAGTAAAAACATTTCAAGAATTAGGAATTGAGCCAACTCTTGCAGATGTCTCAAACTCTGCTGGCTTACAAAACTTTATCAAAGACGTGCCTTTAGCTGGCAAGCCAATTACAGAAGCTCTACAAAAACAAGTTAATGATATTTCTGGGCAGATTCAGAATGTTTCTAAATCTCAAGGCGGATCTTATAACCAAGCTGGTAAAGAAATTGTAAAAGGTGCAGAAAATATCATCGAGAAATCTAAGTTAAGAGACAAGCAACTTTACGGTAAAGTGGATGAGTTTATTCCTGCCGATAGCCCCGTTTCAATGGATAATACCTTTAAAGCCTTGCAAGATCGCAAAGTGCAAATCACTAGTGCCGTTAGTGGTGGAAAAGTTGCTGGATATAACAAATTTATCACTGACGCCCAAAATCAATTATCACAAGGCAAACAAATTCCTTATGATAGTTTGACAGCTTTAAGAAGCGAAGTCGGCACAGCCTTACAAGGTAAATTAGAGCCACAAGAAAGAGCTGCTTTGAATAAGATTTATGGCGGCCTTACTAATGATATTAAAACAAATATCCAACGCTCTGATTTAGATAAAATTGGCAAACAAAGTGCTTTGCAAGCTTGGGAAAAAGCCAACACTTCTCACCGCTTAAGAACTAATTTTATTAAAGATAATATCCAACCTTTGCTAGATAAAGGAACTCCTGAAGAAGTTTACAAATACGCAACCTCCCAAGCTAGACTTGGTGGCACAAGAGTTAGTCAAATTATGCGCTCTCTGAATGATAATCAGAAAGAATTTATCAGAGGCACTTTAATTCGTGATTTAGGCTTGGCTCAAAAAGGGGCGCAATCTGCTGAAGCTAACGTATTTAGTCCGCAAAAATTCATGGCTGAGTATTCTACACTTAAAAAGAACGGCACAGAAAAAGCCATCTTTACCCCTGAGCAAGTGACTGCGTTTAATCGCTTAAATAAAGTTGTTGAACTAACTAAAAACACAGAACAAGCAGGACAACAAAGGCAATTAATGCAAGCAATCGGATTGACAAGCGTTGGTGTTTCAACTGGTGGCGCTGGATTGGTTCCTGCACTAGGAGCGGCGAGAATTTCAGCTAATCTAATGACAAACCCTAAGTTCATCAACTGGCTAGCAATTACCTCCCAATCTACTCCAAAAGAACTACCAAGGCATTTAAACAGACTGTCAGCAATCACTGCTGCAAATCCTGAAATCAGAGAAGATGCCTTAGAGTTTTTATCTGCTTTTGGGATTAATGATTCTGAAGCGTCTCAGCCGAATATGAGTGAAGATGAAATCCGCCAACAACTTTCAAGCCAGCGCGAAAAAGAGCCACTTCTAATGGACGGAATTAATATTGACGAAGAATCTAAAAAAATTAAACAACGCTTTTACAGAGACTAACTATGGCACAAAGATTTTATGAACCAGTGGCAAGAATATTTACTAATGCTGGAGCGGTTGGCGTTGGTTATAAATATTACTTCTATGCAACTGGAACCACAACGCCCGTCACAACTTATCAAAATGCTGGACTAACTGTTACAAATACTAACCCAGTTTTATCCGACGCAAATGGTCGCTTTCCTGAGATTTGGTATTCTGATTTATCTCAGCTTAAATTGATTGTTAAAGATTCTTCTGACAATATTTTAGAAACTGTTGACCCAGTAGGGGCGTCCGCTTCAGCTGTTTCTTTGAATGATTTTGACGTGCGCCCAACTTCTTATTGGGGTTTAACTGCTGGCACATCAACAGCTTTTACTTTGATTGCTAACCCAACAATCAGCGCATATGCTAACACTCAAACCTTTGTTGTGCAAGTGCATGTTGATTGTGGGGCTGATCCAACTCTAGCAATTGACGGCTTGTCTGCTTTAAATTGGAAAAAATACACTCAGCAAGGCACTAAGGTCGCAATGAAGGCTAATGACTTAAGAGCTACCCAAAGATATTTTTGTATAAATGATGGCGTTGATATTGTTTGTTTAAATCCGAACTCATTACCAATGCTAGCTGGTTCTAATACCGCATTAACAATCGCAACTGGTGTTGTAACATTAAGCAATAATTCTAGCTCTTATATTTTAGATACGGAAGGAGCTGCGGCTACTGACGACTTAGACACAATTAGCGGCGGACAAGATGGGCAGATTGTTTTTATAACTCCAGCAAGTGCCGCTCGCGTAATTACTGTGAAGAATGGCACTGGAAATCTTAGTCTGACATTAGGTAAGGATTTCTCATTAGCTGCTACTTCTTTTATAATTGGTCTTAGATATAATTCATCTTTAGCTTTATGGGTACAAATCTTTTCTAGCCCAGTGCAAGGCGCACTTTTACAATCACAAAGATCTTTGCTTACTACTGCCGCCTCTACTACCGCAGTAATTCCAATTGATAATACAAAGCCTCAAATTACTGAGGGAGTTGAATATACCACTGTGGTTTTCACTCCGAAATCTACTAGCTCCACTATTAAAGTTACCTTGCGAGGTAATTTCTCGAAAGATACCAACGAATACGCCACTATCGCTCTGTTCAAAGATTCTACAGCTAATGCCTTAGCTTCAGCTCCAACTTTCATATCTAGTGGCAGAATAGCTTATACTGAGTTGGTCTATTACGAAGCTAATACCACACTTACAGCTAGAACTTATAGAATGAGATGGGGCGCATCTGGCAATACTGCTTATATTAACATGTTATCTAGTGGATTTATCTTAGACTCTACAATGACCAGCGGAATTGAAGTGGAGGAATTTATTTAAAATTATGAAAAATATACATAAAGCAATAAAAGCAATTTACCCAGACTTTACAAACTATTCATATTGTTACGCAAAACCTTGCGGATCTCCTTTAGATAATCCTATTGACGGTTTAATTTGGGAAAATACGGAATTAGAAAAACCGACTTGGGAACAAATCGAAAGAAAATTAGCGGATATTGATCTGGAAAATGTTAAGGCTATTAAAAAAGCGCAAATTAATGCCTTGCGTGATACTCGCATGGCTAAAGATATTCTAGGCAAAGTAAACGGAAAAGACTATTATTTCCAACGCAATGTCACCGCAAATCTAGCTTGGGTTAATTACCTAGAAAGCAGCAAAGATATTGTCGTAACTAACTGGGTAACTGCTGATAATAAGATAATTGATATTAACCAAAATGATTTAGTTTCAATCTGCACTCATATCAGAGACAGAGACACGCAAGCAGTGATTCAAGCTAGAAAATGTAAGGATGCTTTAGAAAAACTCTCTACCTTGGCAGAAGTGGAAGCTTTCGATATTAATCAAGTTTTTGAGATTTAATCATGGCAGTAAGTGGAACCAATACATTCTCTCAAACAAGAAACGATATAATCAACAGAGCTTTATCAATTCTTGGAGTAAAGACACGCGGCAGAGCATTAACAGCCGAAGAAGTAAACGAAGCTTCTGATGCCCTCAACTTGTTTGTTAAGGGTCTTAAAAGCGAAGGGGTTTACCTTTGGAAATACGCAGAAGGAACTTTGTTTTTAACCGTAGGGCAAGAAAGCTACACCCTAAATGGCTCAACAGCTAACGCCTCAGAATCTTTTGTCGAAACCACTGCTAGTGCAGCAGCGGTAAGTGGAGCTTCTTCTATTGTAGTGACAAGCGCGACAGGATTTGTTATTGGATACAATATTGGAATCATGCAAGATGACGGCGATTTATTTTGGACAACCATTTCTAACATCGTAGGCACAACTATAACTTTAACCGTCGCCCTAACAGATGACGTTTCAAGTTCAGCAACTGTTTACGTTTATCAAACCAAGATTAATCGACCAGAGGCAATAAGTTCTTGTCGGAGAAGAGACTCTTCTGATTACGACACACCAATGACCGAGATGGCAAGAAGTGATTACTTCAACTTAGCGCAAAAAACAAATACTGGCCAGCCTACTCAATATTATTATGACAAGCAGTTAACTTACGGAACGCTTTATTTATACCAAGCTCCAGATGATGCAACAAATACAATTAAATTCACATTTCAAAAAATGTTTTTTGATTTCTCCTCTGGAACTGATAGCATTGATTTCCCGATTGAATGGGCTGAAACTTTAGCTTTTGGTTTAGCTTCTCGTCTTTGTTATGATTATGGAATTGACAAAACAAAAGCAGAATTAATCAAAAGAACTGCTGACGAAATGTTGAGAAATCTAAAAGGATATGATCGCGAAGAGTCTATTTATTTCGTGCCAACCTATAATTTGTATCAATAATGTTGCAGCAAATTCATTTCGGCGTTAACTCATACAAAGCAAAAAGTGGCTTAGTTTCTGCTGAAAGGTTAGTTAATTGCTATGCTGAAATTACTCCGCAGACTAGCTCTTTTCCAAATATGGTTTTAGGAACCGCTGGGCTGACTGTCTGGAAAGATACTTCGGTTTCCTTGCCTGTTTACGGCATGAGAGTTATGGGTGAAAACCTATTTGTAGTAGTTGGTAATAAAGTTTATAAAATAGATTCAAGTAAAACACAGACTCTTCTGGGAAAAATAACTTCTGAAATTGGTCGTGTAATAATGACTGATAATGGAGACCAAGTTACTATCGAATTACCAGATGGAACTACCTACTATTGCACAGCAACAGCAAGTTCGCTAACTCAGATTACAGATGGTGATTTTAATGACTCTGGATCAATCACCACTTTAGATGGCTTCACTATCTCGGCACTAATAGATAGTAATCAATTTCAGTGGTCAGACGTTAATAATACCCAAAACTGGAACGCTTCAAACGCAGCAACTGTTGAGGCTAACTCGTCTAAGATTGTTAGGGTTTATCAGAACAATTTAGAGCTTTGGTTCTTTAAAGAGGACATCATACAAGTTTACTATAACACAGGAACTGGTAGCCCTTTATTCCAAAGAAAAGAAGGCGTTTACATCGAGAAAGGTTGCGCTTCAAAATACTCAGTTGCCACACTAGACAACTCATTCTTCTTTTTAGGAAATGATAGAATCGTTTATCAAACTATTGGCTATCAATTAAAACCAATCTCAACCTTTCCTCTTTCTCAAGAAATAGAAAAATACGAAGTCATAAACGATGCTATTGGCTTTACCTACGTTCAAGATGGACACAAGCAATATTGCTTATCATTTCCCTCTGAAAACAAAACTTGGGAATACGACATCACAACTGAACTTTGGCACGAAAGAGAAAGCCTTGATAACCAAAACAGAGATGGCAGATGGCGGGCTAATTGCCAAGCGTATTTTGCTGGCAAAAACTTAGTTGGAGATTTCCAAACTGGAATTATTTACGAACTAGATCCAGATGTTTACACAGAAAATGGCACGGTAATTAAAAGAGAAATTATCGGGACAACTATGTTTAAAAACTTTGCTAGAATGAACCTGAATAAATTTGTGGTTATGATGGACACTGGGGTTGGTATTGCCACTGGTCAAGGGTCTGATCCTCAAATAGTTGGAAGGTTCTCTGATAATGGTGGAAAAACTTACACTGACGAATTATGGCAACCAATCGGAGCTGAAGGATCTTTTTTAACTGAATTATTCTGGACTAAGATTGGCGGCAAAGCTCGTTCTTTTATTGCCAAACTTAATTACAGCGAACCAACTAAATTTCATGTTGTGGGGGCATTTGTAGAAGTGGAAACGGAAGATGATTAATCTGCCAAATATTCAACAACCAATAACAGAAGAAAACGGAATAACTAAACCCGAATGGAATACTTTTTTTCAACAAATAAAAGCAACCATTAAAACCGACCTAACTATTGATATTGGAGTTCCAAGTATTCAGGAGCCACTGGTAAATAGTGAGGGAGAAATTAATAGAACATGGTATTCGTTTTTTGAAAAAAGCTATTCTTCAACTGGGGCAACTTTTGGTATTCCTTCAGCGCAAGAAAAACTCGGTAGAAACTGGAATAATTTTTTTCAGAGCATGTATCAAGAATTAAAATAACACTTGATCTTTTTTATTAACACGGCAAGATTTATTACATTGAGTAAATGTAAAAATATTATTGCTATAATTCATTTACTTATATGTCAGGCGGTCTTTCGGTATACAATTCAACCAACCCAAGAGGTCAATCCTCTGCTGCAGATTCAATCCCAGTTGTTATTTCTTCAGATCAAACCTCTTTAACACCGGCAGTTCGAGGTAGCGCAGGAATTGTTGTAACTCCAGCACAACAAAAGCTATTCCGCTGCACTTTTGCCAACACGCAAGCTGGTGCTGATTCAACTTTTTTTAATACAATTGCCACCGGAGCTGGTCAAGGGGTGTCTCAGGCTTCGGGTAACTTATTAATCACATCGGGAATCACTGTTAACTCAGAAACGATCTTGCGTTCTACTTCTAGCTTTACTGGTAATACAATTTCTAGAATGCATACAATTCTTTCTCAAAGGATTGTTAACCAAACATTTTTCCTTGAGTTAGTCGATGTGATAGGTGATGGACTAGTAGCAAACGCGACAAGCGCCACTACTCTTGTTGTAACTATCCCAAACAATCCATTTACCGCTGGAAATGTGGGGCAATCTATGTATGTAGGGGCTTTAGCTGGTGGGTTAGTAGGAGTTCCGAATAGATACGCTATCGCTTCCGTGTCTGGCAATGATGTCACATTTACAGTAGCAGGCTTTTCTGTAACAACGGGTACTTGCTCACTATTTGGCTGGAACTATTACCATACTTCATATTCCGGAGTAGGCGTAAACGGCGCTTTTTATGACGCGCAAAGAAAAGGGTGGAACTCTGGTGATACTGGAATAACTACACAAACTACTGCCGCTCCTGGACATATGCTGCTTATGGGCAACGAGGACACGAACGCTTGGGTAGCAGATCAACTTGTTGCGTCAGGAGCAACCACCGCAGTTACACAACGCGGTTCTCGTGTTTTAAACTTACCTGACGAATCTGCGACGCTCTATCTTCAAATCAGATGTTTGAACGGTTCAACAGCCCCAGCCACTACTACTACTTTTACGATTGGAGCGGTTTCTGTAGAAAACTACGCTACCACCCCTATAAGTAGTTACAATGTTAAGCCTCAGGGCAGCGCCAATGTTACTCCTGTTCTTATCCCTGGCGGCACTGTAATTAACTCTGGAACAGTTACAGCCGTTACAACTTTATCTAACGGACAAACAGCGCACTCTTCTGCATCAACAGGTTCTCCTATTAGAATTGGTGGTCGTGTTAATACAACTTTGGACACAACTTTAATCCAAGGCGATGCTTGTGATGCGTTTATGACTACGGCGGGTCAACAAGTGCAAAAACCATTTGGAACAGCAGAAAATGATTGGCAATATGCAGCGGCTGCTGGTGGTATTACAAATAGCACCGCAGATGTAGCAATTAAAACCGCAGGTGCTGCCAACATTAGAAACTACATAACTTCAATAACTATTATGTCAGAAGCATTGACAACGGCAACGGAATTAGTAATTAAAGAAGGCGCTACCGTTATTTTTAGAACAAAAATCCCGTTAGCTGGACTGCCATTGACACATGTAGAATTTCCAACGCCATTAAAAGGCGCAGCCGCAACTCAATTAAACGTGGCTCTTTTAACAGCTTCAGCCACAGGCGCTGTTTATTTCAATGCTCAAGGTTACCAATCATTCTAATTAATTAATTAACTAAAAAAACAAGGAACAAAATGACTAACAGAAATTACAATACTACTTTAGGAAAACCATTTATCAGAAGTAAAGAAATCATTATTAGATACGGAATTTCCGAATCTGAAAGAGTTAGGTTGACGATTAGCGAAGTCGAAGCCATTGTTGACTCCGAAGGTGACACTAATATTATTCAAGGCTACTCAAACAATCTTGATAAAATGATAAGTCTTTCACAAATTGATTCAGAGACTTTTGAATTGATTGATCCAATTACTGGAGAAGGTATTGGCGAAAGTATGTTATTAAAAGACCTTTTTGTTGGAATAGTTTCTTACATTAGAAAAATCCAAAAAGAAGAAGATTCAAAATAGTATATGGATTTAGATTCTTTTTATAAAATAGCTGGATTAATTTCTTTTATATTTGCTTTTATAAATTTTTTTATTGTGATTGTAGCTAAAACTTTTTGGAATTTAACTTTTAAAAGAGTAGAGCTAAAACTTGATGAAGTTGATAGACGAACTACTAAAGAGCAAAAAGATAATGAAGCTTTTAGACACAAATATAAAACTACTGTCGAAGGTTTATTTGAGCTAATAAAGATAAAATTTGAAGACATGGACAAGAATTTTAAAAATTTTGAAAAGCTTGTTGAAACTCGGATTGATTTAGCAATTTCCAAAAACAATGAAAAAAAGTAAAAGCCAATTTACTCTTAAAGAGATGAAGAAATGACCGAAAAGATAGGATTTCTACAAGCCGCGTCTGGCGCTAACTCTTCAAGGAGATTAGCTTTTTTAGTGTGCCAGCCTTTCATCATTTTAGTTGCGCTGTATTTAATTAAGCATCTAGCCCACACTGAACCAAAAATAGCTTATAAAGTTTTTGTTGCATTTTGTGCCTATTCAAGCTTACTTGGAGGTATGGTAACTTCTGACACACTTTTAAAAATATTCGGCAAAAAGAAATGACGCGTTATATAATTGCTGTTTTGGTTTTAATTGCAGCTTTAGCAGCGGTATTCTTTGCGGGTAAAAAAGCTGGCAAAGAATCCGAAGTAATTATCCAGCAAGCTGAAACAATCCAAACTCAACATGAGACAATCCAAACCGTTAAAAAGTCTAAAGTTATTGCTAAAAATAATGCTTCTCTTGAGCGGGATGCGCTCATTGACAAGCTGTAAGGCAAAAACCATTTACATCCACGATTATTGCATTATCTCTAGCCCTATTACTGCTAACCTAGAGGATAAAGCTGCATTAAAACAATCAACTGTCTCAAGAGAGTTTATTGAGAAGATTGTCAACCATAACGATATTTGGAGAGACACTTGCAAATCGAATTAATCAGAACAGACTATCACCCAGAAGCGACAGTTGGACGCATTTTAAAAGAAGGGAAAGAAGTTTGTAAGACCCTTGAGCGCCCCAACTTAAACAACCAAAAAGACAACCCGAATACGAAACAAAATGAAAGCTCCTGCATCCCAGAGGGGATTTACAAATGTAAAAAATACTCAAGCGCAAAATATCCCGACACATGGGAAATCACAGGAGTTGCTAATCGCGGCGCCATCCTTTTCCATTCAGCTAATTATGTTTCTCAACTTCTGGGTTGCGTTGCTACCGCGTCATCTATTCAAAACATGGACCCGAAAAATGAAGGTAAGGTTGCGCCAGAGCAAAAATGGTTAGCATCTCAGTCTAAAGATGCTTTTGCTAAGTTCAAAGCTGCTATGCCTAAAGAATTTAATTTATTAATTACCTCAGAGCAAACTCTGTGCAAAGCTTAAATATTATGGAAAATCTCAAAAATACTGCCACTCAGCTTTTAGATCAAGCAAAAGAAATCTTTAAAACTTTCATCAATAAAACACGCTTGCCTAGCCTTGTTTCTTTAATCTTTAAGCCAACCATAGCCGAAGCCCTAAAAGATGCACCTGTTGCCTCTGAAAACTGGGTTAGATTAGGCTTAGAGAAAACTTGGAAGTATTTTGCTTTGCTTATCGTAGTTCTGTTGGTTTATTTCTTTAAAAGCTCTCTTCAGTTCGTTATTGAGATTGTTGCTCAATTTGGGATCGTGGCTGTTTTTGGTTTTGCTGGCTACTGGATTTACAAGCAAATCAAATAAATCATTTTCTCTTAAGCTCCTCAATATCTTTCTGCATTTGCTCGAAGGAGTTAATGAAATCGGTTAGAGTGCAATAATCAATTATTTCTTTTGAATTAAGGCAACCAATAATATCTTGAGGGTACGATCCGATTTCTGCTAGTCCAATGCTTAAGTCAGCTCTTTTTATTAAAAGCTCCTGCCATCTCAAATCTTCTGGCAACTCGCTAACATCTTTCCAAATACTCACTGGCTCGACAAGTTCTTCTTTCATGTCGATTTTAAGCTCTGGTTTCGACATAATATCTTCTTGATATTCAGATTTGTATTTGTGATTGGCATGATACTTTTCCCAGTCTTCTTGGGTTACTTCTTTCTCAGTTTCCAAAGCATTAATTAAGTTTTGCGCTTTTCGCAAAGTGTAATAAACGCCGTTCTGGCAGAAAGGCCTTACCTTAGAGAAAAATTTATCATCACAATCTTCACAAGTATCTCCTATTCTTTTCCCCGCCCATGTGTGATTGCACTCAGGTTTTGACAAGAAAAAATCAGGGAAACTTTCAAACCAATCTTTTAATTCAGATTTCAACTCCTCCAAAGCCCTTTCAACTTCGTTGACTTCTTCCTTCTTAAAGTCAACTGGATTGGGGGTTTCGTTTGCTTTCGGCTCATTATCTGCTGGCTCTTTAAAGCGATAATCTTTTTTAAAACTAAAGTCATTCCATCCAGCATTGTAGCCTTCCATGAAATCTTTTGATGCAACTTCTGGCACTTCCTCTGGTTTCTGCGAGTTAGAGTCTGGGAGTTCTTCGTATCTGTAATAAAATTGAGTCAGAGAAAGTGGTTCATGCTTTTCAAAGAAAACTATACCTCCCTCAACACTAGAAACTTTGACAATCAGGTTCGGTGCATCTTGGTGTCTATATCTCTGCCCCACTACCGGTAATTTATTCGTCATGTGCTTCTCCTTGTTTGTTGAGTTTATCCATAGCTTCTTCACAAATATTACAAAAAGATGCTAGTGGTAGCGGATCACTAGAAACACTGTCATTCTTTTCAAAATAAACTTTACAAGAAAAATCCTTATCCACGCTAACAACCATCACTATGTCACCGTTGCCACTTCCAAGCTGATTTCTCAATTTATATCTCTTCCCCACTACTGGTATTTTATTCACCATGCTTTTCTCCTCTTCTATTTTTATTAAACGGATCTCTCAAGTCTTCAACTAGCACTGTGAGCCTCTCCACTTTCCCCTCAAGCTCCTTAACCTTAGCCGCAAGCTTTTGGTTTAGTTTAAGCATGCCGTAATTTATTGATGTTTCTACCTTAGCTAGGAGGGCTTGGTTTTCTGCTTGAAGCTCAATAATTATTTCTAACGCATCTTTTGCCTTCGGAAGGCCTGTGTAAATCTGTTTAAATTCCGCAATTCTCTCTTCTAGTGTCTGTGTCATGTTATCCCCCCTCGTTAAAATGAATTAAGATTAGAAAAAAGTGGGACCGCCTCAAGCTCGACGGAATAGATCTTGCTTACTCCTCCACCTTCTTCGGCCTCTTTCTTGTAAAATAACACCCTTAACTCTAAGCAACCAGAGTGTTGGCTTGGAATGTGCTTTTCCAATAGCAAGGCTAGTTCTTCGTAAAAGGTTTTGTCCATTATCCCCCCCCTCAATTCTAATTAACACCCTCTAAAAGCCCCGTGAGAAAAATAATATTCTTTAGTTAATAAAATGCTCACGGAGCCATTGGAGAATATTAACCCCACAAGCCCTGCAAATTTAGAATAGCAAAATTATAAATTTAACCTGTGGGGCCTTCCCTCATAGCCTACAAATTTCCCTTACGAATTTTTATCCCAAGCATAACGCTCAGAATATCTAGGCTATAAGGTATTCTTTTTTGCTAACAATTTAATCATTGAAAGCCTAATAAAGCCAGAAACTGACAACCCAGCTTTTTTTGATAAAACTAGCAATTTCTCATTTTGATTTTCAGTTAGATAAATGTTTCGTCTAATCCCTTTTTTTCTTTCTGCTTTCATTTTTTTAGAATTAATTGTTAAACACACTTTAAACACACCTTTTATAATACACAATAGCCTAAATGATTATTTCTCTAATCGCCACCAAGCAGCGCCAAATAAAGCCAAACCCTTTGCAAGCTTTTTCTGGTGCTTAATAAATTTAACTTCATCAATCCCCTCTTTTGTGACAAAACTCTCAGGAACAAATAGATTCTCCAAACTCCAAATCATTGCGTCAATTTCCTTGGATAGTTTCTTGCCTATCTTATCATCTTTTTGAAAAGCTTTAAGGAGCGGCAGGATCAAGTCAATCATAGTTCCGTTGAGCTGATTGATTTCTTGCTCGTTAAATCCACAACATACTTTTTGAAGCATAAGTTTTACTTTGTATGCACATTGTAGGATAAGTTCTTGTAGGTAGTAGAAGAAGAATCTAAGTGTTTTCATTTTCTATTAGTTTAGTTAAAAAAATTTCTTACTTCTCCAAGAACTACATCTCGAAAAAATATCGGGTTATTAGTGATATACGCATTAAATCCCATTCCGTTAAGCTTTAAGAACCACTCTAGTTGCTCTTCTCTGATATGAATTGAGCTTGGTGCTGCAATCTTCTTTACCTCACAAAATATGGTATCTCTGAGATTAAGACCTTGATTAAAAAGCAGCATTGAACAATCGGGAAAACCTTTGCGACTACCTTCAGCTTTCTTTCTTTTGTAAAGAACCATTCTTTGGATCTGAGTTAAACTGCCGCCAGCGGTGTCTCCATTGTCATTCTGCACAAATTCTAGCTCATTAAATTTATGCCTAAACTTCATCTCTTGAGCAACTAGATTAAACAATTTGTAAAAATATTGTTGCATGTCGCTTTCTTTTAATGCCGCAAACTTAATAATTAGAGTATCATCAGAGGTTTTTGGTCGCTTAGGAATATCCTTATTAACAAGTAAATTGATTCTGTCTCTCCAGTAGTGAGGCACTAATTTATCTAAATCTTTTAAATCAATAAATTTCTGTTCGTTATTTTTCATATCGAATCTTTTTAAAATATTTATGAGGTTGGTTAAAGATAATTTTTTCTACATCTGGCGGAAGTATTCTTGCTAGAGCGCAAAAGTTATCAAACTCATTAGGTATATTGTACGAGTTGCAAACCATGTTTATTATTTTTAAAGACGGCTTTACTTCTCCGTTTTCAATTAAACAAAGATATGTTGCAGATATTCCTAATTTTTTAGCCGCTTGACGAAGAGATAAATTTTCATCAACCCTACATAAATTAACTACCGATCCAAATAACTCGAAAGGATATTTATTCTTTACCATTAAACCCCGCAAAATACTTTACCCAA